GGCAATGTCCTGCTCCAATTATTTATTATCCCAGCTTGAACACGGCGGATGCAACGGACGAATGAAACTTGAAAAGGGAAATATCGTATTTGAGATTGCTTCGCCGACTCCGCAGCAGCAGTACGCTATCCCAGCGCCTAGTGCGCCGCCACTCGCCGAAGACAATCAGGTCATCTATGAATTGAAAGTTGAATTGGCGGAAACAAAGGGAAAATTGGCCGTTATGGAGCAACAGATTCAACAATTGTTTAAGTTTCGGGAGGCAGTTTCGTTGCCAATCTGGGGGAATCCTCAAACTCCGCCACGAATAACATATGAGACATCCATTTTATACGACTTTAATGTAAATACAGTAAGATTTATTCATTGGTCACATTCAATTTACGCGAAGTGTATCAGCAAATTTCCATCATATAGTATCCTACTCGGCACATCGGATGTTCCATTACTTCCCGCTACGGAAAAAGTAGATGATATCATCTACGTATTACAAACTCAGGTCAGACGTGATATGATGAATAATATTGTCATTCAACCTCACCAAACAATTACCCCAGACTGTGGGGCCATCATAAAATTCATCCACGACTGGATGAAAACATCGCCCGTCAACATTGAAATAACAATAATGAATCTTGGTGCGACTCTTGCAATTGGATTTGTCGTCGCCCTTTGCGAGAGATTGAACCCAGACAAACTATCAAAACTTAAAATAAATACCGCGAAAATCAGTGAGCAGACCGAGTTGAGGAACAAGGTAGACAAGACCTTATTTCGAAAAATAGAAATCGAAAATGTTATGTCGTCTATATAAGAACCTCTGCATCCCCCGACTTACTTTTCAAATACTACGCATAAACACAAAATTGAAATGGTGTTTATGTATTTTTTATGAACCTATCGAATATCGCATCCATCAATGCCGATTCCTCCTCCTCCTACGCTGCGTCTTACTCCGGAACAAGCTGCGCCGGGATACTGGCCGATGACCCTCGCCGACGCCAATGCCTTGGACTTATCTTATATGAATGATTCGTGGGCTACGGACAATCTGAGAGATGGAATCCGCGCCGTTATCCGCGCCAATGCACTATCCAATATCCAAGTCCGGGAAATAAATGTCTGGAAATATCTCTCAGAGTATAGCCCTCCAGAGAGCCACGGTTTTATGTTTAGCGCCGGCGACAGCAACATCGTATCACAGGTGCAGGACCAGATGGAGATCGGTCATTCCGGATGTTCAATGGGCTGGACAATGCGGAATATTGAGGTCATTGCGAAGAATGGACTTCCGGCACATCGAGAGATGTTTCTGAACCGCCGGAATAAATAGGTAATGTATCCACATTTATAAAAATATGCGTGTTCTTGCCATCTTTCAAGAATTTGGCCGATAATGACGCGTGTTTCTTATATTTTTTTTGCGTTATCTTGTAGACATCAAACAATGGATTCCGAATTTCATTCGACGGAATATGACCGTGCACGGAACGAGAGATCATTTTATACAACTTGAAATCAGGGTACCGCTCTTCACCGCTAGATTTATACAAGATATTTCGCCCTTTATCGTCCATTGTCCATTTAACAATTAACTCGATAATTGGGTCAGACTTGCACAATTTTTCCACCTTACGCAGGTCATAGATGAAATAATCAAACAATGCACAGGCAAACCTGCATAAATCAAAACTGAAGTTCGGTTCTACGGTTTGTTTTTCTGGGTTGTAATAAGGCGGGAAATTGTACTGGGTGGCGGCGTCGCCTTTCGGATGAAAACTGTCGCTGCAAATAAGTTCACCGCGGAACTTATAGATTGCGCGGCCGAAATCGATAATTTTGAAAATGCGGCCATACGTGGGGACCTTATAATACTGTTCATCAATGAGATAGTAAATGAACTCTTCAGTCGTTTCAATAAACATGACATTATTTGTGTGCAGATCATTATGCGTGAATTCAAACATTTTCTGATAAATAATTAGCGTCATAATAACTTGAAATAATATGGATGCCCATTCATCTTTAGTCAATTCATCCGTCATCATAATATGGTCGAGTGTGCTTACACACTTTTCAAGAAGAATTGCCTGGACAGGGAAATCCTTAATTTTGACAATGATTTGTTCGTCGTCGCTTTCATAGCTTCCCGTGTCGTCGTCGTCGTCGCTTCCCGTATAGCCGCTCTTCGAGTCGTCATCGTCGCTCTCGCTTTCCGTTCCGTCGCCGTCGCCGTCGCCCTTATCAAAGGATGAACCATCTACTTGAATCATAGAGGTTGATGGATTGATGTCGTCGTCGTCGTCGTCGTCGCTCTCGCTTTCCGTAGTATAGGAAGAGTTTGATTGAGATGAATCGCTATCGCTCGTATCGTCGTTATTGTCTCTTGTTTGATTTTTTGGGTGTAATGATGTCGAACCGCCGCCGTCGCCGTCGCCAGTGAGTAGCGTTTCATCAATGTTTAAATCGACAATTTCTATCGCGGGGGTACAATCTCTCGAACAGGACGATGTCTCCGTGACATTTTCGATAATGATATCATTCGTAGAGAGGGATGCATCCACTTGAGAGATATTTTCTAAAATATTGATTCTATTTTGCACTGATTTATAGTCGTCGGCGGACTCAATATAACTATTTGCACCACACGCGCCGACCATTGGTTTCATCTTGTTTCGGATTTTCATCAACTTACTAATATTGACATCCGAGAGATCGCCGTCTACATCATCCCCAAATTGTGAATAATCGATTGTAAAGAGATCGTTTTCGTAGTTATTGAAAAACGAGCATCCAACAAGATAATCGATATCATCAAAGACATTCGCGGAAAATTCGCGTTGTTTACACAAATAACTACCATAATAATCGATACCGTGCACGACGCCGTGGGTATGAAGGGCGCGACTCGTTAAATAAGAGAAAAACCCGTCGACATAAGAGGTATTATTGGTGTTCAACATTTTTTCTTCACACTCATCTGGGGTAGAATTGTATTTAGGAAGGGACCGTATTTTATCGTGATTTGCCTGGTATTTTCCAGATAAATATCGAATTGGGTCCAATAATGGCGAGTATTTGACAAATACTGGAACATTATTCGTGTTTCCATTATCGTCGGCAATAATGGTTTCTAAATGGTTTAGAGAACGAGAATCATTGTCGGGTGCATTCTCATTATTAGCGTCGCCTTCCATAATATCATTTGGTCGTGTAATAATATTCTGTAAATAATACTTTTGATTCAATTGAATTGCATTATAATTATTTTCATTGATATCGAAAAATCGCGAATAAATAGGGATAAAATTCTGAATATCGTAAAGCAATGCCTGTTCGATTGTAGTCGGTATATATTTATGTTTTCTGTAATGAATTTGAAATGTCATTCTATACAATATTCCTAAATGTAATCGTAATATGATTGATGAATAGAAGTTTTATATTCATTTTAAACGGGCGGTCCAGCATACGCTTCCCCGTCCCGTCCCATCCCCCGCCCCATTCGTAAAATCAGAATAAAAATAATATACATCATTATTATTATTAGACAGAGGACTGAATATGAATTTAGAACTCGCGAAATTCGATATGAAAGCAATCAGCTTTCGCCCTGATGAAAATAAGGGGCCAGTTATTGTGCTTATTGGGCGGCGTGATACCGGTAAAAGTTTTCTCGTGCAGGATCTCATGTTTCACCACCAAGATATCCCCATTGGAACCGTCATCTCTGGAACAGAGGCAGGAAACGGATTCTTCGCCGCCCATGTCCCCAAACTCTTTATCCACGATGCATACAACACCGCGATTATCGAAAATATTCTCAAGCGTCAAAAGGCAGTCTTAAAGCAGGTCAAAAAAGATATGGATATGTATAAGAAGTCGTCCATTGACCCGCGTACATTTGTCGTTTTGGATGATTGCCTGTATGATAACAAATGGACGAAAGATGTGATGATGCGTCTCCTCTTCATGAACGGGCGTCATTGGAAGGTCATGTTAGTCATCACAATGCAATATCCCCTTGGTATCCCTCCAAATCTCCGCACGAATATCGACTACGTTTTTATCCTCCGTGAGCCATATATTGCGAATCGTAAGCGAATCTATGACAACTATGCGGGTATGTTCCCCACATTTGAGAGCTTTACTCAGGTCATGGACCAGTGTACCGAGAATTATGAGTGTCTCGTCATCAATAATAACGCGAAATCGAATAAATTACAAGACCAAATCTTCTGGTATAAGGCGCAGCAGCACGGGCCTTTCAAGCTGGGCAGTAAGGAGTTCTGGGAAATATCGAAAAATCTCGGTTCTGATGATGAAGGTGAGCAGTCTTATGACCCTAATGCTGCGAAAAACAGTAAGGCGCCGAAGATTAATGTGAAGAAGAGTAAGTGGT